TCATCATTTTAAACTGTGGTTGTTCCTCAATCCCTACAGGCTCCCAACCTTCCCGTAACTTAGCAGACAAGTTCGGTTGATCGGACTTACCTTGGATTGATACTCTAACCCACCTATACGTGTACCCCGGCTGCTTGTCTGGTTCCGGCAAAGATGACGCCGGTTGCCAAGATTTAGGCCGCTCAAGGGCGGTACGGGTTTCCAGTTCGCGTGCAAGATCATTTCTAGCCATGTTATTTCTCCGTATTCAGTTTTTGTTGTTCCCGAGCGTATTGCTCAGGAGTTAAACCCAGCTTCTTCGCAAGAGCTACCTGCGATGCTGTAAGCCTCACCTTTTTGGAGGAGGTGCTTCTGGATGCCGGAGCAACCACTGTGGCAGGTCTGTTACTTTCTGTGCGGTTACCGGGCTTGCCGCCCCCGGTCTTCGTTTCTTCTTCAAACACTTCAGGAAACCGTTGTCTCATTGTTTTGTCAATGGAACTCCAGTATTCATCAGTACCGATATACTGCCCACCGTACTGAGTTGCTAATTTTTGGTGGACTCCCAGTGCCAATGCGGTCATATCTGCATACTCTGGGCTACCCCACCACGTATTGCGCTTTTGCCACGCAGCCGTTTTCTGATCTATCTGTGGTCTTTGTACCACCTCTGGTGGGATATTTACACTATTATCTTCCTCTTGTAAAGGGGTAGGTTTAAAGTTCCTAACCTGCTCCATTCTGTACCCAGCGGAATTTAATTTCTCTTGTGCTTCTATCAGCAAGTCAGGGTTGCCCGCTTCATAGGCTTCCTTGTACTCCCTTTTTGCCGCACTTAGCTCAAGCTCGGTAGCCTGTCTATAGCTGTCTACAAGGGTTTGCTCTCCTCTAGACAACGTATTCTTTAGTCTCTTATTCTCATCCGAGATTTTTCTGGCAAAGCTAACAGCCTCCTGCTGTTCCCTCTGGGCAGTTTCCTTCTCCCGCCGCTCGTCATGCCAGACCTTTTTCATCTGTTTAAGGCGGGTTTTTACCTTATCAGAGTAGTCTTCCATCTCATCGGATTCTAACTCCCGCACGATGTCCTCTGGCATGGGGGTTCGCCCACGGTCTGCCTCGGGGGTATCGTCTTCTACCTCAACCTCGGGTAGGTTATCCTCAACTTCAAACTCAAAGTCGTCTTTTTCTGGTTTAGTTACTGCGTTCATATGTGCCTCCTTTAGGCTCTGGATATACCGCGCGGATCTTCGACCACACCCTCAACAGAATCATCGTTGATAATCCTGAACTCCCGACCATGTATCTTCACACGGGTACCGGCATGTGGGCGCACAAGGACAAAATCGCCCTCATTACACCACGCACCACTGGGGAATCTCGACTCGTCTTTATAGCAATCTGGCCCCATCTTTATCACAAACAAGACGGTAGTGAGTGCCTCCTCATACCGCATAGTTTCATTAGACTTAGCCAGCCCGCTTTCAAACTTGCCATCAACTTCAGGTATCCCGCATAAAATACGGTACCCCGACGGGTCTGGTAGCTGCTTCGCTTTTTGCTCTGCCGTTTCAGGCAGGACTGTTACATCCTCTATATTGTCGGGGTCTGTCCCGATTAATAACTCACTCATCATCTTTCTCCATGCGCTCTGCAAGTTCTGCGAGCATTGTGTTTGCTAATATCAAGCCCCGGTATATACCGCAGGAAAATTTGTACTCCCCGTGGTCTTTTGCTTTACCTAGCGCCATGTCGTTAGCTAACAGTGTTTGATCCTCCCGTATCTTGTTTGAGAGATACTTCAGAATGTCGGTATTCATTTATTCTCCTTTTGGTTTTGGTGGGGTTTGTTGCTGTTTATTACGTTCTTCGTTTGCAGACTCCCTAGCAATCTCTATACCCATGCGTAACCCAGCTTCCTGCTGTTTTGCCGACAGGTTGGCCTTATCTGTAGCGATTTTAGCCCCAACCTGCATACCAGCAATACGCTCTTGAACCGCCAGCCGTTCCTCATTCAACTCTATCTCATCTTGTTTAGCCGCGATGTCCGCTATCATCCTCTGCTGCTTCATCTGCAACTCTTGCTCTTTAATCTTTACTTCCTGCTGTTTAATCTGCAACTCTTGTTGTTGCATTTGAACGATTGGATCTTGCGCCGTCTCCTGCGCCTGCTGTTGTGCAGCTTCTGCTTGGTTCTTCTGGAGTAACTGTTTGGCGGCCAACGCTGCCAGACGCGAGATTTGTAGCTCCGTCTCCTCGTCCATCTCAGCATCCGGGGCGGGGTACGGAACGCCCAACTGCTCTTCCAACTGCTTACGATACCCAAACGCCAGATGCTCTGTTATATGCGCGTTCATAGCCCCCATAATTGCCTGCGCCTGCGGGTTCTGGCCCATAATCTCGGCTACCTTGGGATCTTGCATGGCTGACATATGCACTGTTATATGCGCCTCGTGGTCTTGGTATATAAACGCCTTTAGCGGTTTGCCGTTCAACACGTTCATATTCTCAGACACCGGGTCTTTCGGCTTCTGGTCATCATCCATCGGCACCAGTTTGCTGGCATCTCTTATACCTAACACCTCCAGCATTTGTCTGTGCAGCAATGGCAGGTCGTATAACTGTGGTGCACCCGCCGCTAACTGAATCACCGCTTGATACTGCACAACCTTCTGCGCCATGGTCGCGGCGTTCGGGTCACTTACCGGGATAACCTCAACCAAGTCATAGTCCGACTGCTTCGCGCGGGGCGAACCTTCTTCCGGCTCGTAGCTATACTCTTCAGGGGTATAGTCGCGGATGATGTCCTTTAACAGCCTGAACTCTTGCTTCATCGCGTAGTGAATACGTGCTTGTACCGCACTCATCACCTTTAAAGTTCTTTCTAGGATAGCAAGCGTTGTACCGACCGGAGAATCAGCCGACATATCGGCAATCTTCAAATCAGCCGCACTCGCAAACCTGCGACCTTCTTCCACGATGGTTCCCAAGAGCTGGTACAGAACCTGAGATGGCTCCTTGTACGGCAACGGCCTAATGTTGTCCCGCATCGTACCGGAGGCCACATCCACGTCCCGCCACTCGGCTGGCGCTATGGGCGTATCATCACCCTTGACCCGAAGTCCTTTCGTCTTAAACCCACCGGGTAAGTTAGATAACGTACCCGCGTCAACTAGCTGACGTATAAGAGAAGTCCCAGACTTAGCAAAAGCACCAATAAGATGTATGAGACCAAAAGCGTAAAAACCAAAGCCGGGTATATATGAGTAGTGAACAAAGTGATTTCTTTTTTGCTTAGTTTCATCGTCAGGATTCCAGTTACGCCGGATTGCCAAAACCTCCGACGTGCTTTTCTCTAGCGTTACGACGTATGGCAGCGCTATCCCCGTTTCTTCTCCATCCTCATCCTTGTCCTCGTATCCCGGCAAATCCAGTGATACGTGCATCTCCAACAACTTGTACCGGTCATCTGTTGAGGCACGAAACCCCATTTTTTCCGCTATTTTCTTCTCAACTTCATCAAACGAATCGGTCGGGTCACTCAGCTCAATATCACGGTAGAACCCTGCCGCTTGGAGTTTCCTCACCTCGTTGGGGGTCTTGCGCATGACGTGTGTAACACGCTCTGCGGTCTGTATATTAGATGCCCCGTACGGTACAACTACGTCTTCAGCCGGTACAAATATAGACACCTGCCTCTGAAACGACGGGTCGTAGTACACCTTCTTGAACGCATTACCGGCAAGACCTAAGCCCCACAACATACGCTCATGTTCTGGGCGGTATTCCACCATCTTGTCCGTTAGCTGGTAATTCATGTCCTCGCGTACCCGCAACGCAGCGTCACGCTTTTCCTGCGTTTCTTTGCCTATAATCTTAGTCTTTACAGGCCCTGCGGCGGGGAATGTCTCCATCATGGTCTCGGCTTGGAACTTCACCAATGCCTCACTTAACATGGGGTGATATACACCACACGCACCCGGCCACGGCTCCGTACGGTCTTCTACCTTTAGACCCAGCAGTTCAAGCCCTTCCACGTAGGTTTGTATCCAATCTTTACGGGAACTGACGTCATCGTCAAAGTCCCCCAGCAAATCACCGACAAGTGACGCCATGTCTTTCTCAGACATCTCATCTGCGAGGTTGGTGTTAAAATCATCGCTCGGCTCTTTCTTGCCCGGGTCAAGGTCAATCTCCATCCCGTCAATCTTGACGCTTTCAGGATCTTCAATCTCAATCTCCAGCGCAGGCTCTTCGTCTTCCATCCCGCCGATAAGACCTAAAGGAGCTTGGTTCACCGTCTTTTCTCTACTGTTCTTAGCCATTTGATTTTCCTTTAGTAGTAGCCTTGTACCTTACGCCGTCTAAAATATTCAGGGTCATCCGGCGTATCAAGCGCCGTACCAATATACCCGCCCTTACGAAATCGCATTAACGCCAGCGAAACACTATCGACATAATCGTCGTGCTCTCCCGCAGGGAACGCCGCCCCGTCATCAATCACTTCCTCAGCCCAGTGCGTCCCCGGTGCCCACACTCTACCACTTGCAAATAAATCTGACACGGCATTTAGCCGACTTATCTTGTCATTTCCCTTACTTGGCGTAAACTCCTGCACAGGTATACCCATCGCTCTTAACTCATAAATCAGCGGCGCACCGGACGCTTTCTTTTCTATAATCACCCCGTCCGGCTTCCAGTCTTTGTACTGCTCTATAGCTTTCTGCTTGAGTCGGGGGAACTCCATCCTCTCCCGGAACGCATTTAGTAATATAATGTTGGCTTGCAGCTTGCCGGTAGCGTCCGGGTGATAAAAAACACCCCACGTAGTTAGTGCCGAATAATCGGCACGGTTGCCTTTCTCGAACGCCGTATCCCATGCCATCAACACAAACTCACATTCTGGCGGTTTTTCTTCTTCCCATGTCTGCCACCACTCCCGTTTGACGATAGCGGCACCTTCCGAGGTGGGGTTCTGCTGATACTGCGCCATCCACTTGGAGTTGGGCAGCTCCTCCTTTAATATAGACAGCTCCTCCAGCGGCCAAAACTCCGGCCACAGCGGGTTGCCCGACGGCAAGATAGCCGGGAACTCGATCACCTCCCAACCTTCTCCGCCTCTCTGTGCCTCTGCCTTTAGTACCTGCCCCGTTAAATCACGCAAACTCCACCGGGTCATAACCACCACGATAGCCCCGCCCGGCTGTAGCCGCTGCCTTGGGCCAGATGTGTACCACTCATACGTCTTGTCGTAGATGTCCGGGCTGGTTTCCGCCAGTGCCGCCTCTTGTTCTGAGTGCGGGTCATCTATAATGAGCAAATCGGCACCTTTTCCCGTCACCGCACCGCCCACACCGATAGCAAAGTAGTCACCACCCTTGCTGGTAGCCCACCGACCGGCTGCTTTTGAGTCACTTTGCAAGGCCACACCGGGGAATATGTCCGTGTATACCTCCATATCCACTAGATTTCGCACCTTTCGACCAAAACCCACGGCTAGCTCGGCTGTGTGGGAGGTCTGAATCACCTTTTTATGCGGATATTTGCCTAAAAACCACGCTGGGAGCAGGTAGGACGCGAATTCTGACTTGGTATGGCGTGGTGGCATGTTAATAATGAGTCGTTTGCACTTCCCCGCCGCCACCCGCTCAAACGCATCCGCCATCTTCGTGTGGTGACGACCTGATATAAAGGACGGCCACACTGCTTCAACGAACTTTAGGAACCGTGTCTGGGATAACTTCCGCTTTTTCAGCTCACCGAGCTTGTCTAGCTCCGCAAGCAGCTTTTCTTGTTCCAAGGGGGACAGCAGGGGCAGGATAGCCGGTATATCTTTTAGTGATACGCTATCCAACAACTCCTTCATGCTCTTACTGGTCACGCGGTTGCTTCAATTACTTCAGTTTCCACGGGGTCTTCGGCCTTTTCCGGCTCCACTATGTTAACAAACACACCCAGTTCCTCGTCGAGGTTGGCAGTGAGGGGGGTAATATCAATCACATCAGCATTCAGCAGGCGCTTGACCCGTTCTTTAATGGCAAACTCCAAGTCCTCGGGGTTCCTATAGTTAATAGTCACTTCCGACCTTTCCGTAAATATACCTATGTCACTGTGCTTGCCCAGCAGCTCCAACGCCTTTAACTCGTACTTTGTTTCCCCGCAGTTGGCTATCTCCATTAACTTGTTCGTTATGGCGGCACGGGCTTTCGCCGCGTCCATAGCCACTATTTCCCCGTAAGTACGTAGAAATGCAGCGGCGGCATACGCTATGGTGGGGATTTTCAGATTCTCATGGGCGATATTCTTACCGTGCTTGGTCTGGCTTTTGACCACGGCATCAATCAACGCCTTCTCTCGGGCGATGTCCTCGTCCCCCATAGCCGGGAAATCAGCACCAAGGGCGTGTTGTAACTCAACGGTGTTCCCCGCAACCGCCATCTCTTCTAGCAAAGTTGCCGTGGTGTCGTCCGTCATGTCGTAAGGCATGGGGTGTTCTTTTGATGGTTCTATGTCAACTACAGGCATTTGGGCGCTGTCCGTTGTTGTTAGTTTTGTGGAGGGAGTGTAGTAGGTGCACAACAAAAAGTAAAATAAAAAATATATAGGGGGTGGGGGGTAGGCAAATGGAAATGGAAGGGGGGCCTTTTGTGGGGAAAATGTAATCTAATGTGCGGAACAGTATGTATAAGAAAGTCTATGCTCTATGTTAAAAAAGGGGGGTCGGGGGGTAGTGGGTCGCCTATGTGCCCGCTGGCAAGGTGCCCGCGTCCGCTGGACACAATCGAACGAAACCGCTTGACACAATCCAATATCTAGGGCATAATGACCATACACTAACAACAAGGGGCACCGCTACAATGAAATACGCAAACGCTGTTGGTTATTCAGATGTAACACCTTACGAAGTTATCCGCAATGTAACGGATAAAACTATTGAAATCCGCGAAATGCAAGCGGAACGTGATAAGTCTGTGGAAATGGAATTCCATGTGGGCGGGTTCTCTGCTCATTGCTCTAATCAACACAAGCAAAAGTGGTTCATTACATCCGATGAAACTGCTCCAGTCGTACGGATTCGATTGCGTAAAAATGGCACATGGGCGGATAAATGGGGGCAGAAATTCGACCTCAACGACACCCCCGTAAAGTTCTACGATTACAACTTTTAACAACCACGGCGCAAGGACGCGCCACTTTTTAAGAGGGTAAGACCAATGACAACCCAGAAAATCGAGCACATATTGACAATGGGCGACGTAATTAAAGAAAATCAATTACAACAAGCAGCTGAAGAAAAAGCAATTGAACTTTACAGTTTACGGCGAAATTACAGGATTGAAAGAGAACGAAAGATCCTCGCCGAAAATCCACACATTGGTGTTTTAAATGGTGGGGCGTACGAATGGGATAAATTTTACTCTTACGAGACAGGACAATATGTAGAGTCCTATAACATAGCAGATCTAATCTAACCAACAACGGCACACGGATGTGCCATTTTCCGTGTTTACTTGACAATGTCCCAGGCTTACATCATAGTAATAACACACTCAATCTAATAAAGGGGAATCACAATGAAAACTAACCCATTCCGGTTTGATGGCAGCACAGGCGCACTCTATCAGTATGATGAAAATGCTAGAGCTTACCTTTTTTGTAGCAGCACACGCAAGAAAACCAAAAAAGCCGCAATAAAAGAATACTTGGAACTTATCTCACGATAACATAGGGGAAACAAGCATGATAAATAAAACATATACACCGGGCGATGGTAACCCGCGCACCATTGAAGGTAAGCAGTTCGGGAATGAGTTCCGGGTTTACCGGGTATACGGGGACATAACCAAGCCGGATGCCTTGATGGAAATAGCACAGGAAATCTCGATTGATTTTAACGTTGAAACGGTGGTCATGCCAAACTACCAAAACTACCCTTAACCTAGACCCGACCAGCCCCGCGAAAGCGGGGTTTTTTTTGTCCGCCGTTTGCCTGCCGCGTGGTGATAGTGATGGGAAGCGCGACGGGTGTCGGATGTTCAAGTTTTCCCGGGTTTGCCTGCCGCGTGGTGATAGTGATGGGAAGCGCGACGGGTGTCGGATTTTTATTTATTGCTTGACAATGTTGCGCCCGGTATGGTATACTGAAGAATTTTTAAGATTCCCCAAGGATCTTTTATCTGTTAATTGCTTGACAATGTCGTATTAGTATGCTATATTGGCGTCTCACAAACCAAGAGGGCAAACAACATGAAATTCTACACCCAAGACCTAGTATCCAATTGCATGGCGGGGTTCCAGCGGCATAGCAGTATGCGCGCTGCCCGTTACTACGCCCGCCACAATTTATCTGACACGCGGGTGCTATCCGCGCGGGGATGGTTCGACTCCAATGCGTTGCATGGCGTACGGTATGATAAAACTGTACTTTCCCACCGGGAGTATGACTGTCCAACCTACTACGATAACTATTAAACGAAAGGGGCGGGATTTCCCGCCCCTTTTTTTGCCTGCGTTTTGGTGATAGTGATGGGAAGCGCGACGGCTATGTATTTTTGGGTTTTATGATAGTGATGAGAAGCGTGGCGGCTATGGTTTTATTTAATGCTTGACATTGTCGCGGGGGTGTGATATACTAAAGGGTTTTCCAGATTTCCCGGGAATTTTTATTTATTAATCGCTTGACATTGTTGCGGGCTTGTGTCATAGTGACAACACACAAACAAAGGGGCATATATGAACAACACCGATCTTACATACATAAAAGACGCATTCACGTTGGACTTTAACAGTAACGACGGATTTACCGATAGTCAAACCGCGTTTGAAGACGCAATTGCCTCCGGGCGTTTATCCTCTTTACCCGGCACTGTAAATTATGTTGGCTTGTTTATGTACATGGGTAACAGGAACGGCGTTTCACTGTTTAAAAATATTAATACGAGGGTTTATATATGAATAAATTTATTGACTACGTATATAGTTTTTATGGCCCGGGCGGGATATACGATTTTGGGGCCACTAAAACCAATATCAAAAAGGCTATAGCGATCAGGAAACGGGATAAAACTATTCCATTTGACGCTGATTCTGTAGATAGGGAACTTGTCCGGGATATTTTATTGAAAGGGGTAAAACCATGAAAACGATAACAACAGATTCACCGCGTATCTATGTAGGAACATATGCAAAATATAGCAACGGATCGATAAATGGGGCGTGGTTAGACCTTGACGATTATTCAGATAGAGATTCATTCCTTGAGGCTTGCGCCCGGCTTCATGCCGATGAAACTGATCCGGAATTTATGTTTCAGGATTATGAGGGGTTCCCCGCATCTTTTTATTGTGAATCAAGCGTATCAAATGAACTCTACGACTGGATAAACCTTGATACCGATGATAAAGAACTGCTTGCCGCATATCTTAGCTGTATGGATCAAAACGGAACCATTGAACAAGCCCGGGATGCTTTCATGGGGCGGGCTGATTCAGAAAAGGAATTTGCCGAAAATTTTGCCGATGAAACGTGCCTTTTTGACGGTATCCCGGACGCTATCCGCTACCATTTTGATTATGAGTCATACGCTAGCGAGTTGTTCCAGTCTTTTACAATGGACAGTTCAAGCGGCTACGTTTTTACAAATTGCTAATCTAAACTAATTTGCATTAATGCAAGAGTATTGTGCTGGATGTAGGGCAAAAATAGGAGAAAATATGAAAGGTTTATTGGTGGATGTGATTGGCAGTGACTGCACGAATGGCGGCGTAACTTCCGGTAAAAAAATGGCGGTCTTGCTGTCTGATAAAAAGAGCAGTCAGATATTTGAGCCGAGCGACAAAGCGCCGGGATTGATAGCTGTAGAGGAGTCTGCGGCAGGATCGAGGGCGGGTTATCTGGTTGTGAAGAATGACTGGGACGTGATCAGGATAAGGATCGTGCCGTATGTCGATGGTGAAGCGGTGTTGGGCGGGATATTTGGCGGGAACTTCATTATAACGTGTGATTCCAGATACCCGTACGCAACTCCGGTACCAGTGTTTGACAGGTTTGAATAAGCTGAACTTAGCGAACTGATTGCCCGCCACTTGGCGGGCTTTTTTTTGCCCACTGTTTGCCGCCGCCCGGTGATAGTGATGAGAAGCGCGACGGCTTGGGGAGCGCGACGGCTTGGGGAGCGCGACGGGTGTGGTTCCGGTGATAGTGATGAGAAGCGTGGCGGGTGTGGTGTTTTTTTACCATCGCCTATGGGCAAGATGGTAACATGGAAAAATCGCCCTGTCAACCCCTTTTGGCGTTACCTTTTTACCCCTAATGTTCTCTTACTCAACATTAAGTTTAGGCTGCAAGTTTATGTTATGTAAGCATATGCTGCCTATTGTAACAATGTAACCTTTTTTTCAGAGTATGGTCGCCTTTTTGAAGTTCTCGGCAAGTGTAAACTCCACCGCTACACAACTTCAAGATCCCTATATATATATATATATACTTAAAAATAAATAGAACAATAGAACAATACCCCATTTCACAGCCAATTTAGGCTCTCACCTATTGTTACCTTCTTTTTTTAGCTTCGTAACACCAGAACATTACCCACCCCTTTGCCTCACTTCACAGCCAATTTAGGCTATAAACGCGTCGTTACCTTTTAGTCTCCCCAAACCCCTTTTCCCAAACTCCCAATTTCCACATTAAAAACCCAAGCCTTTTTGCCTCTAAACTCCACCAACCCCGTTTTATGCCTATATTTGACACTGTTAAATATAGTTTGACATACTCTTACGCGCGTGGTACAGTGCCTCCAGCAGTTTAACTAATAAGGGGTATAAATCAGATGAAAGTATTTAAATATGACACCACTACTGCCAGCAGGGGTGAATTTATTACTGATGTTAAGGTCTGCGCTCAGGGCGGGTATGTTAGGGATGTAAAGTTCCCAAGACACAATCCAGATACTCATTCATGGGAAGCGATGACTTTTTGCGCCGATATTAAGAATAACCGGATAACGTTTAATGAGCCGGTGTGTTTTTGCTCAGGTCAATTCACTGCTGGTGAGGACGCACCTATCTGGCAGTGGAATGTATTAATACCAGAAGCATAATAACCACGGCACAAGGACGTGCCTCTTTTGAAAAAACCAACGACAGGAGGCAGCAAATGAAAAGAACAAAGGATAGGCAGGATTACAAGGACAGATGCAAACCAAACCTAGTAGACAATCCAGACCAGTTAATGCCCCTGTGGTACTGGGTGGCAAGCGCGATTATTACGATGCTGATATTGTGGGGGGTAGCCTAATGGGATACTGGAGCGAAGTGTGTGGTGTGATTGCAGTAGATGACCGCGACCCTGAGAAGTTCAAGGAGTTGATAGATAACATCCAGAGGGTGGGGGAGGTGTTCTTAAATGAGATAGGCGAAGGGTTTTTTGATCTGCTAGGGGAGGGGGTAGGTTGGAAGGACGGGGTGTTCATGTTCCACGTGGAAGATTGGAAGTGGTACGACGACAGCCCCCCGGTGATGGGGTGGAATGCCATATGGGATATGGCAAACGCTATGGGGGGTGTGTCTGGGATGTTCATACGCATAGGGGAAGGGTTGGAGGACAACGTGGTGGAGTACTTTGGGCGCGACTGCTACAGGTTGGAGGACTACGCGCGTATATCACGGAGCATAGTGTTTGACGACAGCATAATAGGAACTAAAACAGCAGAGGAGATAAGCAATGAGACCTAGCAACGAGACGAGACACGGCAGTCCACACGACAGGGGCAGGGCGGACGCGTGGTACGGCAGAGACCCTGTACCACACTGTTTTGAGGGTGCCAGTTTTATGAGTCCCCGGGTTGACATCGAGGAGATGTCAGCGGGGGAGATACAGTCGTACCACGACGGGTACATGGCACAGTTTACGAGCAACGAACGGAAGGAGTGGTGAGATGAGAATCAGAAAGGGAAATACATTAACAAGGGAGATGCTCAGTGCTTATAACCAAGCGAACGTCTTGGCACTGATTGATGTGGTATCACAGGGGGTGGGTGCTCTGGTAAATATACCCCTTGCGGATGGGTCGAGAAGCCACAGGCTGGAGAAGGAGGACATTGCGCGGGCAAAAAGGACGATAGAAAACCTGTCTGCGCCGGTCACGTACGGTGATGTGCTCCGTGTCATTAATAGGAAGGATGGGGCATGAGTGAGGTAAGACAGGCACTGATACACGTCAACTTACGACTACCAAAGGAGGTGTTAGACTTTTACAAACGATACCCGCAGTACACGCAGAAGATGCGTGAGGTGTTAACTAAATTTATATACATAAACGAGCAAAAGGAGAGCGTAAAATGAGCAAGGTATTAGACAAGCAGTATATAGATTCCCACTTTAAAGGGGAAACGCGGTCGATAATGACCTACCTATTAACATCAGCATTGCCGACTACCACTAACTTAATCGCCGAGGATACCGGTGTGTCTAGGAGCAACGTAGCCTCACGACTTTGTGCTATGCGAGCGATAGGAGCCGTTACCAGCGCGGTTAACCCGGATAACCACATGCAGTTTATGTGGACTATAAACCCCACAATACCGACACGGTACAAGAAGCGTACGAAGGTTAAGGTTAAGACTAAAGTAAAGGCAGAGGATAAGGTTAAGACTAAAACTAAAACAGAAACGAGCTTGGAACAAGCGATAAACGCTTGGGGCGCGGACTACGAGGCCTATAGGAAAGCGGGAAAGCCGACCAAGACGGCGGAGCCACGGGTGGTAGAGGTACCTGTTAAACCCAAACCGGAGAAGGGGAAGATCGGTGTGTTGTTGGATTTGATTAACGCGTGGAAGGTTCCGTACGCTGAAGCGACAGAGATACTACAGATACTTACTAAAAGGGAGCAGTGATGATGACGCACACAGAAATGTTTAAGGAAGCATTGAGACTGGCGATTACCGCACCAACAGATGAACAAACTGATAAAGCCATACGGTTAGCGCAAGATTTTGCGCGACAGTTTAATTTAACGGCGGCACAAGTTGAGGATTGCCAAGCTGCCACCCTTGATGAGTTGTATAAGGGTCTAAAAGCTAAGCAAATGTGCGGGTAACCTTATTGACTATGTACAAGAATGTAGTATTATAGGAAGATGACGAGAACCCCTGAGAAGAAGGTAAAGGACAAGGTGGTAGGCATCCTGAAAGAGCAGGGTGTCTACTACTTCTTTGCGGCAATGAACGGTATGGGGCGGAGTGGTGTGCCTGATATTGTATGTTGTTACCGAGGTAGGTTTTTCGCTATCGAGTGCAAGGCAAATGGTAATACTCCCACCGTATTGCAGCAGCGTGAGATGTACAAGATAACGGAAGCGGGGGGCATAACCGTGGTAATCGACGAGACTAATCTAGATTTAGTACGAGGGCTTATTAAATCACTTAGAGGGGACGACGTATGAAAGCAGAACACAGGGGAGAGTGTGAGGTGTACTTCAACGAGTTGTGTGCAGACAAGCTAACAAGGATCACCAGCTATAGCCTCGGTGGGGCATTGAACGTAGACGTGTTTTTTAAGGGCGCAATCCGCCACACTTTGCTGTTTGATGAAGATGATTCGGATGAAGCTGTGGCAGTGGTTAAGACCATGATGAAGCATATAGAAATAAATAAACACGAGCATACGCGCGGCGTGCATTGATCCTACTAAAACAAAAAGAGAGAGCAGATGATATTAACAATAGATTTCGAGTCCTACTACAGCAAGAGTTTTTCGTTGTCGAAGATGACAACCGAGGAGTACATACGCGCCAAACGGTTTGAAGTTATCGGCGTTGCTGTCCAGTCTGATGACAGTGACCCCGCGTGGTATAGCGGTACGAAAGCAAACATTAAGAAATTCCTAGACCAGTTTGATTGGGCTAACGCAGCAGCCGTTGCCCATAACGCCGCGTTTGATATGGCTATTTTAAACTGGCATTTTGACATACGCCCCAAACGTATTGTAGATACGCTGTCTATGGCACGGGCGGTACACGGTACGAACGTGGGTGGGAGTTTAGCGGCGCTAACTCAACACTATAACCTTGGTGCTAAAGGCACTGAGGTAGACGATGCGTTGGGTAAACGCAGGTTAGATTTTAATATCGACGAGCTGGCGCGGTACGGCATGTACTGCAAGAACGATGTGGTGTTGACGTACAAGCTGTTAAAAAAGTTAGTAGTGGATTTTCCGGCGGTTGAGTTGGAGTTGATTGACTTGACCGTGCGTATGTTTACCGAGCCTAAACTGGAGCTGGATGTTGAGGTGCTGACTAGTCACCTGCATGCCGTGGTGCGAGCGAAAGAGGAGTTACTTGCTAAGATTACCGACAGTAAAGAAGACATTATGAGTAACCCGAAGCTGGCGGTTGTGCTAGAGAGGTTGGGGGTAGCGCCGCCAATGAAGACCAGCTTGAGAACAGGCAAGCAAGCGTACGCGTTTGCCAAGAGCGATCAGGAATTTAAGGCACTACTGGAACACGAGAACCCCGCTGTACAAGCTGTAGTTGCAGCAAGGCTGGGTGTGAAGTCAACATTAGAAGAATCCCGGACACAACGATTCATCGACATAGCGGGGAGAGGTACGTTGCCTATCCCCTTGAAGTACTACGCCGCACACACAGGCAGGTGGGGTGGGGATGACAAGATTAACATGCAGAACCTCCCAAGAAACTCGCTGTTGAAACACGCCATACGCGCACCAGATGGGTACATGCTGGTTGACTCGGACTCAAGTCAGATTGAAGCGCGGACGCTGGCGTGGTTAGCAGAGCAGGGTGATTTGGTTAAGGCGTTCGAGAGAGGGGAAGATGTATACAAGCAGATGGCGGGGAAGATATACGGCAAGCCAGAGCAGGACATCACTAAGGACGAGCGGTTTGTGGGTAAGACAACGATCCTTGGATGTGGGTACGGTATGGGCGCGGAGAAGTTTAAGGCGCAGCTAAAGGTGTTTGGTGTGGAGACAGAATTAAAAGAATGCCAGCGTATCATCAACGTGTACAGGATAACCTACCCGAAGATTGTGGAGTTATGGAGATACGCAGGGGATGCGTTGCGTGCCATACAGGACGATGTAACAACCAAAACATTAGGTGTAGAGGACGTGTTGGTAATAGACGGTGTAGAAGGTATAGGTTTACCAAACGGGTTGTACTTGAGATACCCGAACCTGCATAAAGAAAACCGTAAGGGGGAAGCGCCCGGGCTGGTTTATGACACCAAGAGAGGTCGGACAGTTGTCCCCACCCGTATATACGGAGGGAAGGTGGTTGAAAACGTATGTCAGGCGTTGGCGCGTATCATCATAGGCGAACAGATGCTTATGGTGAACAAACGATACCCAGTGGTGATGACGGTACACGATGCTATCGGTGCGCTAGTACCGAAGGCAGAGGTAGTAGAAGGGCAACAGTACATCGAAGAGTGTATGCGCATACGTCCATCGTGGGCGTTGGGTCTCCCACTTAATTGTGAATCAGGTGCAGGTAAGACGTACGGTGATTGTTAAATAAAAACAGAGGGGCAAACAACATGAGCATGACAAGATATAAAATAGCACATCCAGACAGTATCAAGCCGACGTGGAAGTTGGCGGTGGCGGCGTGTATGTATTTAACGGTGGGTGTTTTGGCGGGGGGTATTGCGGTGATGGTATCCCGCCCGGAGGTGCACACCGTAACGGAAATCACAAAGCCTACGTTGCAAGAGGTGTCACCCGATATGCTGCCAAACAGGATCATATCCTTCGCCTCACCCAATGCCGAGAAGTGTATGGCGCTTAACATCTACCATGAGGCGAGGGGCGAGCCGTTTGCAGGAAAGCTGGCTGTGGCAGACGTGGTGCTAAACCGCACGAAAGATGCTC